TAATCAAATAAAAAGTAACAAATGGATTGTCTTGTTCAATAATATCATCATCAATCATTACTTGCTCCATTCTATCTGAAACTTCTCTCCTTTAGAGTTTGTAAGAGATAATTGTTGTTTATCTGTGCCAAATGTTTTTGGACTTAGCTTTGAAGCTAGGAATTGCTTATGACGAACTAATATATCTAATGCTTTGATGCTATTGAGATTAATAGTTTTATCATTTGCTGCTTTCATCATGTTTCGTATTTCTTCTTCAACAGAATCAATTTGATAATGAATACCATCCGATTTAGCTTGTTCATAAGATTCTCGTAAATCTGGCTTCTCAGCCATCCACTTACGAAAAGTATTCCATGATAAGTTTTCTTTACTTATAGCTTTCCTAATGCTCTCACCCTGTGCAAGTGCTTCTAATATTCTTTTAATCGCATTGCGTGATTGGTTATACTTTGGCGGTCTGCCATTAACTTTTGTAACTTTATTCATAACTAAATATTGTATGCTTGGAAGCTGCTGGAGATACTATATGATGTGTAAAAACAATTATCCGAGTCTGGTCTTAAAATAGATTATTTTTGTCAAAACTGTCAAACAAAAAAAAATATTTTTTTTATTCATACTTTGGAGCAATCAAACGATATATTTTTTGTTTATCAGTTTGTTTAAAATTTAATTTTATTTTTGTAATTATAAGCATCAGTAGTTCGCTGTATTTGTTTTTAGCTTTACGTCTATCAAGTGCGATTAATCTTCCAATTTTAGACCATGAGAGTCTTTTTCCACGAAGCCAGATGATTTTCCTATCATCTTCATTATTGATCAATTGTATGAGCTGTAAAGCTAATTCCCATCTTGATATGCTACGAGGAGATAAACTAATCGTTGGCTCACTATTGCCATAATTTAACCAATCAACTCTATTCATTTCTAGCCAAAAAGTAAGTTTCTGTCTGCGAATAGCATTTGGTAGTCTTTGATCCGTCAAAAACGCATCATAATATAATTGATCTAAATCGTGTTCCGTTATCCGCATAAATGTCTTGCATAGGAGAGAGCATCCTGTTTTGTTTTTTTATCAGCAACCTTTTCAAGCCATTCACTATAACGATGTTGTGAAAGTTTTTTACTCATCAAGCGGATGTACTTATGTTCCATGTTTTGATGGTAACTTAATCCATTGTTTACTACTTGCTTGTAGTAAGGATTAGTATTCTTTGCTAACTTCTTAATTCTTTTATTTATATCTATATTAATAATAGGTTTAGTAGGAGGTGAAGGTTTGTTCATAGTATTTGCCTTTGAAGTGAATGTTTGTTCGTAGTCTTGAAATTCTTTCATCGTTAATTTGTAGTGGTTTTTTCCTTTTATCAACAACTTATACACAAGCTTATGCAAGTGTAATTTGGCTGTGGAGTATTGGACTTGACGTAGAGTTAGACCTGTTAGTTTTACCAACCGCCTATTCGTAGGATATGTTTCTCTGGTTTTGTTGTTGTGATGCTGAAGTATGGCAGATGCAACTTTTATATCTGCAAAGCTAAAAGACTTACTAAATATTATTTTGTTAAGTAAGTTCCATTTTTCAACAAGCATTCACTCTCCGCAGCTTTGGAACAATCAGAATGGTAATTTTTCCAAAAAATCTGATTCTCCTCTACAATTCTTTTGTAGTGATAGCTTCTGTTGAGAATAAAGTTATCAGCTAAAGCTTTATTCTTCTCATCTTCAACTTTTGATTGTTGTACTTGACTCAAACTTTTCTCCTTCTTCACTTGGTGAAATTAAGTTACGATACAAGATACAACCTTCAGGAATATAAATCTCCGATCCTCGTTCATCACAATCAGGATCAGTATCTTTGCTGCAAAATAAAACAAATTCTGTTGGATCATTAGGATTCTTTTCCATCCATCCAACATTAATATTTACAGCAGCTTGACCATCCCAATTGGTTTTCCAGCGACCATCACCTTCTCGTGGATCTTTCCAAATAACAAAGTAGCAATCTCTTGCAAACTTTTTAGTTATTTCCAAAAAATCCATGTCGTATCCTGTAACATTAAAAAATGATTTCTAAAAGATTGTAACTTTTATGTAAATTCCAAATTTATTAAACTTTTAAAAAAGATAAACATATTACTCACACAATTTTAAACACATTTTACATAGGAGTTGCACAAAAAATGATTTTACAAATGTTTTTTTACTTTTTTTCTTTTGTTTAACAAAGTAATTACAACACATGATGGATCGAGAGAATACTAAACCACATAAACCAAAACCGATTCCACCATATCTTTTAGATCGAGGTATTTATCATTTTTCTCCATCAAGTGCCAATACACCTCTGGATGTATGGCTTTACAAATATTGGTATTGTAGCAAAGAAAAAAGAAATAGTTTTAAGAAAAGTAGCAAATTACGATGTGGAACTTTAGCAGGAGATAGTGTTGCTGCTGATATAAATGGAAGTGTTCGACCACTCTATTTTTATGATGATTATAAAGATTGGAATGATTTTGAAGATCAAAAGCAATGGGAAAATGATAAAGAAAATATAAATGCTACAATTGAACAAATATTTTTAGGATTAAAAGATGTTGGAGTTAAGTGGGAAGATAAAAGAACAAAGATTGTATTTGAATACCCTGTAAGCTACGAGGATGAACGATTAGATGTACCTATCATTGGTTATACAGATATACAAACACCAACATTACTCGTTGAATTAAAAACAACTTGGACTTCAAATAGAATTGTAGGCAAGAAAAAAGATTGGACACCAGATAAAGGATGGACTTACAGTTATAAAAAACTTCCTGAGAAACCTTATGAAAGTCATTTGCAACAAGCATCTTTTTATTATCATGCAACAAAAATACCAACAGTTATAATACAAGCCAACGCAGAAGATTTCGTACCTTTTTATGTAAAAGATTATGATTATAAAACGGCTTACAACAATCTAGTTATTAGCTGCATGAAGAAACAAGAAGCAGCCAAATTAAAAAATCCATTTGAAGTTATAGAGCCACATTTCGAAGAGTTTAACAAATTAAGTTTTTGGTGGGATATTGGAGATAAATATTTAAACGAAGCAAAGGAGTTGTATGGCTACTGAAAATGCCGATAATAAAAAGCTGCAAGATGCTATCGCTGAATCACAGCGAATAGATGAAAGCAAAAGAGTTAAAACACGAGGTGGTAAAAAATATTCTTATGTCAAAGATCGTAATTCAATATTTAGAAGTCATTTTGGATTAGATGTCAGCTATCATTCTTCTTACGAACTTACAGAAGCAAAAGTAATTAAATATCGTGAATATAATAAAAAAGAAGAAAAATACGTAGAAATAGATAAATATATTCCTGAATCTGTAATTGTAAAAACAGAAATATTTTATAAAAATAAATTTTTAGCTTGTGGACTTGCACAAGAGTTTAGAGATTCCAATCAAGTCAATGTTACAAGTGCAATGGAAAACTGCCAAACATCATCGCTTGGTAGAGCTTTAGCAATGCTTGACTTAACAGGTACAGAATTTGCATCTGAAGATGAGATGCAAATCATGGATCGTAATCAAGGGGTGATTGACGATCTTGAAACATCAATAAATAGCAATACAGATACTTTGGAGAAGAAAGATTCTCATATTCCTCCACGAAAAGAAAGTAGTTCTTCTCCAACTGTATCTGAAAAAGAATGGAATAGAATTTATTCGGCATTGATTGAAACAACAAATCTTGCAGAACTTGGATTAGTTTTTACAAAAGATCAAATACCAATTGAAACAGATAAAGAATTAAAAAATGTTTATGACAATCAACACGGATTACTATCCAGAAACAAACCACAAGGAGAAGGTTGGGATGAGTTCATTTGAATTAAAAGAAGGTAAAGGAAATGTATTTACAAATAAAAATAAAGATGAAAAACATGATTATTATGGATCGTTAAAAGTATCTCGTGATGTAAGAGCAGGAGAAACAATAAAATTTCAGGGATATAAAAATGTTAGTCAAAACAATCCTGATCTAAAATTTATCGGCTTACAAATGTTAGATAAAAGAGAAAAAGATTTGTAATGGATTTATATAATCAAGTTACAGATATACTTGAAGAAGCTGACTCTCTTGTTGGTGGTGAAAGAAAAATTGCGTATGGTCAATTTGATAAAAACCACGAAGATATTGCTAAAATTTGGAGTGTTATTTTAAAAACACCAATAAGAGCTGATCAGGTAACATTGTGCATGGCAGGTGTTAAAATTGCAAGAGCTTCTAACCCTGACACATATAATAGAGATAATTTTGTGGATGGAGCTGCATATCTCTCAATGACAAATGCACTATTAATGAAAAAGAATGGTGATTTATGAACACAGATTTAATTGAAAAAATATTGCGTAAAAAATATGGATGGGATCAATTTCCGTTGCCAATTATTCGTATTCCAACACAAATAGAAAAAAAAGTTGTGCATTTAATTGAATATAAAAAAAAGGTTATAAATGGGAAAAAATCTTAATAATATTAATAACAATTCTAAAGTAAGAGGAACAAGCAAAAAACTAACAAGTCCATTAACAGAGTTGTTTTTAAAAGAACATGAATTTTTTGTGCCACAAAGCAAAAGAGCTTTAGCAAAAGCATTAAAGAAAAAGAAGAAAAGAAAATGACACCAAAGCAAAAAGATATTTTAAAATTTGTCAACAAGTTTTGGGTGGATAATGAATATTCTCCTACTTACAAAGAAATACAAAATGGTTTACAAATTAATTCATTAACAAGTGTTGCTTCGTGCTGCAAAAGTTTGATGCGTAGAGGTTATTTAACAAAGTTAAAACATTCACATCGTAGCATAGAAGTAACAGAAAAAGGAAGGATGTATTAATGAAAAAATATTCACACATGACTATTGAGCCAAGTAAATTTAACGAAGGAGAGTTTGTTGTTTATAAATGGAGCAAGTTTCCAAAGAGTAGTGTACTGGCAGGTCAGGATCAAAAAATTTATGTTGATAGTTTTGCTTCAGAAGAAGCTGCACAAAAAGAATTTCCTAAAGCAATACCTTCAGCTCCATACAATCCAAATAATGTTACGCATTTACCAGATGAAGAAATGAGTGCGTATGATGAAGAACAATATTTTTTTGGTAACGACTATTAGTGAATAAGCAAGATCCTGAAGAACAAATAAAAGAATTAAAAACTAATTTAAAATTTGTCAGCAAACAATTAGAAAAAGCATACGATAAAAATAGTAAACTGCGTATTGAAAATATTGAATTAAAAAACAAATTAAAATCTATTATTCCAGCAAGTATAAGTGAATCCAAGATATAGTTATTTTGAGAAGGGAAATCCATTTAATGAATGGCATAGAACAATAGATAATTTAGCTGCTGTTGATATAGATTTAGTTGAAGTATGCAGTAAATGTTATCAGCCGTTATTACTCATCGAACACGCATACGATAAAGGTCAAACATACAAAAATTGTACGGCAACAATGAAGTTGGCTAGGCAAAGCAAAATTCCTGCAATGCTTATTTTTTATAAAGATATGAAAACTTTTAGAGTGAAAAAACTATATCCATCGATGGAGAGTGAAAGAACGGTACAAGCATCAACTTTAGTCAGATATTTACGAAAATTACACAATTTGCATAAATGTTTCTAAAAAAGAAGCTCATATTTGACCGAGAATGAGGTTTAAGGAGGAGGTCTGTATGATTAGACCTCCCAATTTATTTAATCAATTTATGGAGCTGATTTGCGTGATTAACGGCATTTTGATCAGCATAGGTAACATAGATGTCTTGCGTAGCATCGTGATTATGACCAAGACGTAATCTTACCTCATCACGACTAGCACCAATACGATGATACTGAGAAGATACAAATCTTCTAAATATTTTAGTTTCAGATTGTGTACTACCAGCTCTCTTACAAGCACTTCTTAGTGCAAGACGGCTATTATTATATGATACATCAAAGAGATACTCAGCTTTTTTTAATTTTTGGCTGAATATATAATCTTTGATTACTTCAGCAAAATCTTCAGCAATAGGTACAATTCTTTCACCTTTGTCAGCTTGATCAGATCGTAAATGACCAGCTTTTGTCAAAGAAATATTACCAAGCTTAGATTTAGCTTTATTGATATGAATTTGATTTCTTTTGAAATCAATATCCGCATGAGTAAGAGCTGCTACCTCTCCCCATCTTGCACCTGTGTTTGCTTGGATAAGCAAAATCAAAGATGATTGAGATTTATATTTCATGTACGACCACATGATTTGTTTATAGATTCTTTTGTACTCGTTCAAATCAACAGATTTTTTACCATCACTAGAATAACTTGGTCGTAATTCTTTGAAGGCATAAGTTGGTGAAGTATCAATAAAATCTAATCTTTCTGCTTCCACCATAATTTTGTGGAATACAGCATAGATACGCATAGCTTGTGAATCACTTTGCGTACTATCAAGTTTTGCAATAAATTGTTTTACCCAAAGTTTATTAATAGTTAATAAATTTGTATCTCTAGGAACAATTTTAAATAAAGCTTT